AATAGCTACCAGTATTTTTCCATTTATCTTCTCTAGTCTTTTTTGGTGTTCAATAGAAAGCTTGTTAACTTTACCTGAAGGTCCGGATCCTCGTTTTCCTGCTTCTGCTTTCGTTTTTTCTGCCTCGGCTTTTGCCTCTCTATCAGCTATAATTGAGCCATAGACATCATCAGAATAGCCAATTAGATCATCAGATGACCAGGTATCCTTTGCCATGTCAGTATATGCTGTCTGTAGTTTTTTCATGACATCAGCATCGTCTCCCGCGAGAGTCTTCATTACGTCCTGGACTCTTCCCTCAGTTGACTTCATTCCACTCTTAGCTAGAGCTCTTAGCTGATCAAGGGTGTCATCTGTATCATCTCTAGTCTTCTTGTTAACCTCTTTAAGATTCGAGTTCCATACCTCAGCAGCCCTGGCCATACTTTTCTCACTTGCGTCTCCAAACATCTCCTTGGCCATCTTTTCCTGCTGACTTTTAATCATGTCAGACCACTCAATTCCGGTATCACCAATTGCGACAGAAAGCTTATTAAGTTGTGTACCTGCTGACTTAACCATTGCTGTGAATCCAGCGTCGGAATCTACAGATGCTTCCTTCCACATCTTTTTCATGTCTACACCGATGCCCTCGACTGCTGGTTTAAAACCCTCGTAAAGACTCTCTCCCTTTACAGACATTGAGCTGCTTGACCATGCTGACTCATCAAACTCCACGCCCATTGCTTCAAGCATCTGCCTGAAGCCAGACTTGATACCAGCAAATGCAGTATCGAGACCTTCAGTAATACCATCAGCTATTCCCTTCATTGTCTCTGCAAGTGTCTCTGTGATATCATTAAGTGACTTAGATATTCCGCTATTTTTTGCTAGCCCTTGAGATCTTTCCTGCATGTTTCTGGTTAGCTTATCATACTCCCTATCCATGACAATTGCTGTGTCGATAACTCCCCTCTGAAGAGTTGACTTGAATGCCTTGTCCATATTGTCCTTAAACTGTGCCAGCGTGTTCTTAGAGATATCACCTAGCCTAAATAGCTCATCCTGAAGCTCTGTGATGGCTTCTGCACTTGATTCAACACTATCGCCCGTGGCAGTAGTGAGATCCTCCATAGATGATATCTCTTTATCCGGATCAAATAACCTTTCAACAGTTGCAACGTCAGATAGGCCTAGCTGAGTCTGAATAAGTCGCTTCTCTGCTAGTGACATGTCATCAACAGATTTTGCTGTATTTAAGAACTGCTCCCTCATGTACATGAGATACTCAAGCTTATCAGGAGAGTTTGCCATCTGCATGGCTTTCATTGCATCTAGCTGAACACCGAAAACAGATGTAAGTGCAGAGACAGAACTTGCAGCGCTCTCAAAGTTGGCATACTTACTTACCATTCCATTGAGATCTTTGAAGTCAATACCAAGCTGTCGAAGTGAACTTGCAACTCGTGCTGCTTCGTCAACTGTGACATTTCCAAACATACTTGTTGATGCAATGATCTGCTCCATCTGTCCGAGGATCATCTTTGTGGAGTCGCCTGTCGCATTGGCAACCCGCTTTGCATACACAGCAGCATTCTTAAGCATGTCTGTGCCTGCCTGACCTGTTAGAGAGATCTGTCTGGTAACGAAAGTTGATGTCTGACGGGAACTAAGTCCCATCTTTTCACCAAACAGTTTCATCTCTAGAGCTGTATCTGCCGTGGCTGTCTTAAATACAGCGTAAGAGTCAACAGCTGCCTGGTTGCCCGTTACAAGTTCCATAAGAGCTGAAGATGCCTTTGATGTTGGTCCTAGCAGACCCTCGAGGTTCACTCCCATCGACTCTATAGACGATGATCCGCCTTGAAGAGCGTCATTGACACCGTACATTATATCTGCTAACTCTTTGCCGGCACCTGATGCATTACCGATTCCCTGGCCAAGTCCCCCAACTTGATCTTGGATCTTGTTCATTTGCTTATAGAGATCTTTATCTATAAATCCATCAATACTCTTATTAAGATTATCGAATGTTCCTGCTAGTCCAGCCATTGCTTTTGATGCACCTGATCCTTGATTGCCCAAGCCCTCTATTTGATTACCAGCACCTTCTACGCCAGATCCTGCAGCACCGGCAGCTACAGCAACTCCCCGAAACTCCTTGTTCATTTTTGCCACTGCAGACTCTGCAGCAGTCGCATCATCTGTTGTCCGCATTGCAGTTATTTTAATCTCATTTTCTAAGATTGAGTCTAGCTTTGTTGCAATAGTTGTCAGAGACTTAGCAATACCCGCTAAGCTTTCCTGCTGAGTTGTAAAATCAGTATCATTAGCCATTCAATACACCCACATAACTAATTATCTCATACTCTACGTTTTGAGATCACAATACTAGAACTTCTTTGGACCGTGTTCAAGTGCCATCTTGCTTATTATATCTGCCATCTCGCCCATTGGAACATCCTGGACTGTCTCGCCTCTAGAATTCTTTCTTTTCTTTGACGCCTCTGCGCTTTTCTCAAACTCATCTTTAAGGCGTGTAAGAAACCACTTTCTGTATCTTATAGGCAGATTTCTAATGTCACTATATGCCATATTAAGATGATACAGTAGAAGAAATGCCTCTTCTAGAAACTCTTCTTTTAGGCTACTGGTCTGGCCAAAAAAAGGAGGCGCCCATCGGAAGCGCCACCCTCCCCATCTCACTGCAGTGAGGGCAATCCATGACAACATTCATGTTGACTCCGGGCTCATTGTCAATAATATAAGTTCTAAGGCTCCTAGAGTCACGTGCAGGCATCTTTGAGATAAATTGGGCTATAGCATTTCTGTCTGTGATTCCATCAACTGATACTATGTAATTTTCTAATCTAGACGTTACAGTCTTTTGAATTCCCATTCCACCGGTAAGCTTCTTCTCTCTCTCAAGCTTTGTTGACCTATTTGCCTCATCAAATCCTGTCATAAACTTAAAGTTAACAGTTTTTCCTGTTACAGGTAGCTTATATTCAAATAAATTTTGACCTTCTGCAACCGGTTTTATATCCAGCCTCTGAATTGCAAGATCAGTAAGCATAAACTTCTGGCTACTTTGCTGCGTGCAGGTTGGACATGTTGCATCTGCTGTATACTCAGAACCATATCCCGTTATTCTTACAGATATCATTATTGCATTTCTATCTCCAAGAAGCATATCATCAGGATTTATACTCTTGTCAACTAGGCACGATCTGATAAGTTGTGTTATGACAGTGCCTTGCTTAATAAGTGCAGGTGAAGATAGAATATCTTCCTCTTGGGCTGTCATTGCCTTTATCTCAAGTGTCTCCCTATTACATAGCGGTGTTCCAGATGGATAGACAGTACCAGACGATGGAACAGGAACTACCTCAACGGGTACTTCCCAATTAAATTTTTCTTTTACTAGGTTCTGTTTAAGTACATGATCTTGCACTGTTATCTCCTCTTGGCTAATCCTATATGATAAAACCTATGCTGTAAAACAAAAAAACAGGCCTTTTTTTGACCTGTTTTTTTAACATGTGTGTCACAAACTAGAACTGAAGGACGCAGTTATCATACCTTATAGTCATATCAATTGTCATAGGAGCACTATCATTTTCATACGTAAGAGACTGAAAGTTCGCTGACTTAATCCAGGCTCCCTTTACATCCCAAAGTTCAACAACTGTACCGATAGGATCAAGAAGCTTTATTTGACAATCTCTCTTGTAGAAGTCTGCGTAGCCTGCTCTACCAGAAACTGACTCATAGTGCGTTCTAATCCACTCCATGACCTGCTGGGCACCAGATGGTGCTATGGGATCGTATAGAGAAAGTGTCATGTCGCTAAATTGCAACCTTCCTGCAAGATATCTATACGCATTCATAAACGGAATGGCCTGCTCTGAGATTGACATCTGCGGGCGCGCAGCTGTCTTCATCAAAAATGCATCGATTCCCTCTATCGCAAATATCCATCTAAACTGTCTCTTTGGTTCAAACTTGTTGGGAAGCATTTCGCTAACTGCTAACGTTTCAGCCATGTTTCATTCTCCTAAGGTTCTCATGTTATAACTATATAGTTTCTAAGAATTAGACACTATCAAAATTTCCCTGATTTGTAATTACGAAGTCAAGTGCAACAAACTCTGCTGTTCGTGTAGGTTGTAAGAATATCTTACCCCTGAGCGTGTTATTCTCAACATCAGCCTGGGTTGTTGTGGTTGCGTCAATAATAACCTTGTATCTTGTCACACCCTGTTGCTCCTGAATATTTTGCATTATTGGCTTGACTAGTGCATTAAACTTATCTAGCGTTTCCTGTCTATTGGGCTCAAAAAGCATTAGATTTGCAACATTCTTGACCTTTCGTCTAATGTCAATTAGCAGCCTTCTAACGTTTACTCGATCAAGTGCTGAAGCGTTAGCAAGTAATGTCTTCTGCCCCCAGACAACGACACCTCCGCCCCCTGCAGCAAAAGATGTAAGTGGATTAAGATCTGCTTCATAAATATCGTCTAGATTATCCTTATTAAACGGAAGTGCCGTAAATAAGACATCCTTCAGTGCGCCTCTAGTAAATCCAGCCGGTGCGAACCACGGGTGACCAATACTATCATTAAGTGACATAGCTCCCATAACAGCAACCGATGGTGGACAAACCACATTAGTATTTGTAGTTGGATCTGTCATGATAACGTCAGGGAAGTACGCTGCTGCAAAGGATGAATCTAATGCTCTTCCCTGAAAGTCTGCAACAGTATTTTTTACATTTATCCTCTGCCCAGACGCTGAACTCGTTACAACAGAGTTGATATTATTTCTCTCTTGGACATCCATGATATACATAGAGTCAAATCTACTTTCTACAGTATCTATAGCATAGTCAGTCACACTAGTGTGCCTCAATCCAGGAATTGCTAATAGTTTAATGTCAACATCAGACTTTGTACCCATGATATCAAGTGCTTTTCTATATGCTGCAACTGTGGAACCTTCCACGCCACCTTGGACAGTTGAGTCGTCCATCTCTCTCTTCGCAGATGCGTTAAGCATCTTACTTCTATCTTCATTGAAGATATCTAGACCATCAAATCCTCCTTGAAGGAAGAAGCTAAACTTTCCGAATCTTCTGTTTCCAGTCTTCTCAAAGTCTGTTACCTTAAGAGCTCTAGTTTTCGCTGTAGCATCTGCTGTTATATTTCCTGCCCTCACGTAAGATGCGCTTACCCACTCAGCAGTATCTGCATACCCACCGTCAGATGTGCTTCCAGTTCGAACTTGAATTCTTTCCAGTGTGAATAAATTATTATTAAATGCATCACAGTCAAGAACTGTTCCTGAGCTATCTGCAGCACCTGGATTATTTCCAACTACGAATGTAAAGTTGCTTGGATCAAACTGTGGAAAAAACTTAGTTCTAGTGTAGACATCCACATTAAAGGGTGTCAGCTTGTTAGGTAGTGAAGGATCTGCCTTTATGTCAAATTGAACTCCCCACGCAAATCGTGATTTTGCCCTTTCGTTTGGACTCGTTCCTACTTTTAAATTATCTCTAAACGGGACTGGCGGTGGAACAGAATTCTTTATAATATCCCAGTTGACACTTTGTGAAAGCCAGTTCGTTGATAAGCTAGCAAGAGGTCCAGATCCAGATGTTACAAGATGATCAGTACCTCGGAATCCCATTGGGAGACCGTTATCAGGAACAGCAGAATTCTTTACCTTTTGTGATATTTCTACTCGTACATAGGCAGACGATCCTGCATGCTCACCGTCGACAACAAGCTTCTGGCTAGATGATGACTGATCAAAATCAAAGTAGATATTTTGATCACCAATAATCCTGGCGATGTACTTGTCGGAAGATTGATCGAGACTTAATCCTGACCACTTTTCTAATACGACTGGTTCCTCATCTGAATCTGTAAGCGTTCTAACGAGTAGATCAAATGTTCCAAATTCATTCGTTTCAGACGTAGAGGGCTTTATGTTTCCAATTGTTATCTTGACTCTATCATTTGTATATGCACCGTCCCCTCTAGAATGAACCCTAAAGAGATCATACTTTGTCCCGCCGAAGTCCTGAGATATAACGAACGGACTTTTTGCATGCGTGAATCTGTCTTGGAACGACTCATAGTTAGGCTGTGTCGCTGCTGCATTATTTCGAGACTCAGACCCAGTAACAAGAAATGCTACATCTTCCTTTGAACCAAGACTATTTCCAAGCCTGACCCACGCAGAATCTGGGTTAATAATTCCACTCCCAGTTACCTGGGCATACTTTGGTTCGATATCATAGCGTCCATAGAGAAGATGTCCTGTTTCCTCTAGCTTAAACGGATCTGTATTAAGCACATTTGCAAAATAGCCCTTTTCTTTTACATCAAATGATGCACTTAGAACGTTTGGATAATCTGAAGTATTGATATGACCGTTAAGAAGCATAACAAACGCATTACTTCCAAGCTGAACTGAACCTGAGACACTTCCTTGAAGTGTTGATGAACCTGATCGAGCTGCTACTGCAGAAGATGGCTGAGATGTTCTCACCATGTGATTTCCAGAAAGGGTCAGAATAACTCCTGACGCTGCCAGTAAAACACCTCGAATAATTGGAGAGGCAGGAACTAATGGGTCGGCTCCACCTGTAAAGTTAACAAATGTAGCATCGTCACCAGCAGCGGTTGGAGTTATTGTTTGATTACCATTCTCACCGCCAACATCTTGTGTAAGTGTTACTTCTGCTCCAACGCTTGTAGCTGTTATAGTAGCTGCACAAGTACCGGCATTTATAGATGCAGCAATCTTTACAGCTGCTGCTGTATTACCAGCTGAACCACCAGCAGATATAGCTCCTAATAGTCCTACTAGGTTACCAGCGGTGAGGTTATCACCAGTTTCAATAGTAAATGTATGTGAATCACCAGCTGTATCTATTATAACAAACGTCTGTTCATCAACAAAGTTAGTGACTTCAGTTACTGTTATTGTTGCAGTTGCTGCTGTTGGACTGGATGCTGCAGCTTTAGATATTCCAGCGTCACTAAAGATGGTGCTACCATTTGACTCTGACATGAAGCAGCCCAAGAAATAAGTTCTCCCTGCATCACCCTCCGCAACTGCATAAGGATTGGCACCTTCAAAGCCATTGCTTTGAACCTCATTGGCCCCTACTAAAAACCCTGCGTTTGTCACCTTTCCTGTTGTTGAATCACGTGTCTTTCCGTCTCCAATTCCAAGAACTCTTAGATAAGTTAGTGCAGATGCGTTTTTAAGAAACTGATGGACTGCTAGAGGGCCAAATTTCTCTCCGTCTGTGGCACCAAAGACACTGACAAAATCAGCGTAGTTTCCCACAGTCACTGGGACAAATGCAGACCCTTCATCTGCAGTTCCTATCACTCCTGCCGGAACACCGGATGGCGATGATGGTGTAGGC